GCTCTCTCTTCTGGAACGTCTTCGCCAATACCCCCAATGTTTCTCCTTTCTTCGCAGCATCGGTAATGTACTTCAATCTTCTCATCAGGCAGGCGCCCTCTGGGCACGCCGTGTTGACCACAAGGGGCCGGTCGGGGATAAACTCATCGCCGACCATTGAGCCCCTAAAGAACCGGCGCTTGTCAGTCATTCCATAGCGTATCTCATAAAAGATTCCCGCCGATGTGTAAATATCAACTGATCCACGGACGGGCCTATAGGGATCGTCAATAGTTCCCCCGTTGAGAATCTCCTGAAGGCCCTTCCGGCGAAAGTTCTTGCACTCAAGTGGTAGGCGGTCCATGACGAATGGTCTGACGTGGTCATAGTGCTCCATCCCCACGCTGGTCTTCTTGTGAAACTGTCCTCTGGCGTTCGAGTACAGTAAGTTCGGTCTCCCGGCCGCAGTCCCGGCCGGCACGTTGATGAGTCCGCTGGTATCTGGTACTTGTGACAGTCTAGTCGGGACTGGCACTTTGTCTGTGGCCGCAATATCCGGATCTAACCCGGTGTTTATGCGGCATGGTTTCTCTCCCACTCTCTCCTCGGCAAAGCTCCCCTCAGTATATCCAATGATCCCCCCGATGCCTTCAAGGTCGGATGAGAAATCATAACGGGGTTTTTTCCGCGACATGATCATATCAGTCTCCAGGTCGATCGCTACAACCCTGTCCAACAGGTCCAACTTCTTAGAGATCACCATTTCAGGTCCCAAAGCATGGCCAAATGTCATCATCTCCCTCAATATTACATCATTGATCGCGACGAAATAGGCTTGCAACATCACCCGCCCAATGTAGATCCCCGCAATGACATTGTGATTTCGGAATGGGTCGTCGCAGATGAATGGCGTTCCGCAATCGCCTGGGCCCAATCCAAGGGGCCCGTCTAATGCGTGAAGTCCGGATGTGTAAGAATGGCCGCGGTAGTCAATTTTAACGTCATAGACGGAGCACTGGAATTTTTGGTCCGTCATGCATTTGACAGGTGTATTGATCAGTTGGGACGCGCGCCCGAAGGTCCCTGGTCTAAATGCTGCGCCACTTGTTGGCCTGTCGTCTCCGGCTTGCAAGAAAAATCTCGTTATGTCCTTTCTGGCGCTCCACAATGGGTCAATCACCTCAATGGTGCATAGTTCGTAGGCGCGACTGATCTTGCGAACAACCGCCGAATATGCCACCGAGTATCCCCCCTCGTCGCATTCTATCTCAATCTTGTCATCTTCACTCACGGCTACGTGAGCCACTGTGAGTATCGTCTTGCCCGCAACGGCCAGGCCGAATAGCCTGCACGACCCCCCGCTTTCAAGTGGTCTGCGAACAACCACGGCAGCCTGATTTATTGAACGAATCATGTCGTGTATCGGTAGTGTACGGCCGTGTTCAATATTATGGGTGGCGTGGGCCTGGGCCCGGAATTTGTCGAAGTCAGAGTACCGGGGGACGGAATTTGAATCTCGGCACTTGTTGATATAGCTGTAAACTTGGCCCCCAAGTGATTCAAACTTGTCGACATTCACGATGATGTCTCTACTGTCAATATCGTTCTTTGCGTGTTTTTTCGTCCACCGAGCCAGCCCCTCAAGATCTCCGTCGTAATCCTCGGGCCGCATCGTTTTGTTTCCAGCCGCTTTGCGGGCGTGTCCATGGCCCTCAGCCCCGTAGAATTCCTCATACAGGTTGGGGTAATCAGCCGGTAATTTCTTGATGAACTTCGGCTTGGCGTCCATCATGGTCTTCAAACACACCTTCACCTCCTTCCTATTCGCCTTTGTTAGTTTCCCCTCGTTTTCCAGCTTCCCCTCCATCTGGGAGATAACCGAAAGATAACCGTCCTCTGCG